CCTGTAGGTCACCGTGTAGGTGTTGCCGTCGTTCGTGAACTTGAACCACCAGCTGGCGTCAAGATTGGTTCCTGTGGTGTCGCCTGTGTTGCCCAGGTTGAACACACTACTGGCACTAAGGTTGGTTGCTGTTATCACTTTCCAGGTCTCGGTATCCACGTCATATCTCAGACCGAACTCCTCGTATGCCTCGATCCTGTCGATGATGTCTGCTTCTAAAGTTGCGGAGAATGATGTGGTGAAATTGGGTATGACCGCATTGAGAACCGCGCCGTTTGGTATGATGTCGTTTAGGGTTATAGGCCCCTGTCCCGATTCCAGGTTCCCTAGTCCGCCGTTGGCACCGTCTAGTACCACCGCGCCTATCTTGGCCCATGACCTGTCCTCCGCGTTGTCGGTGCCTGCCGTGACCAGTGTTCCATTCAAGAACTTCCTGGTGTCTGGTGATGTGAATTTTATCAGCGCACCTGGCTTGGCGAATTTCAAATTTGATGTGGCGTAGTCACCCACGACCAAAGCACCACCCGAAGTGAAGTATCCGGTGTTGGTGTTGGTTGAAGTTGTGGTGGAATTCCACGTTGCGGTCAACGTGCTGAGGTCCTTGGTCTCGTACTTGAGATAGTAGAACTGCCTAGCGTATGCTTCTTTCAGCTTGGCCTCAACGGAAGTGTCTATGGTGCTCTGGATGTCGCTCCTGTTGTTGAACGTGAATGTGAACTGCTGGGTGTTCTCCTCCCGGTAAAGGATCCCGTCTTCCGCGAACACCGAAACATTGGAGTAGGCTCCTGTGGGATCTAGAATCTCTTTGGCCCTCGATATGCCCGACGCTGACCTGTTGACGGACCTGACCTTGACTATCTCCTGTGATGCCGACAGTGGCACCACCTGGTAGTCCTCGGCCGTGATCATCCTGTTCTGTGAGTAGTACACTTGTGCGGCCTTCTCACGAATGCTGTCATTGGACTCGGTGGCCGCCGCGTTGTACACGCTGGCCTTGAGGCTCATGGTTATGGTAAGGGCCTGTTGCGCACCGTTGGCGTCCGTGTATGGCACTGACACCTGTATGTTCTGCATGTCCGCTGGCTGTATGGCGTACTTGGCGTTGTCACTGATCCTGTGGTAGGTCCTGAAAGAACCCAGTGGCAGGTTGGAGAAGTTTCCATCCCCGAACACCAAATCGATCGCATCGTTGTTCTTGGTGACCACGTTGTAGATGTTCCTCTCAGCGGCCGCCAGTGAATTGTAGATGGCGTTGTTGCCAGTCAGTGAGGGCACCTTGGCCCACTTCTCCGCGATCTGCCCAAACTGGTCCAACTTGTAGAGCCACACGTCCGAGTCGTTGATGTTGGATGCGGCTATGGATCTCACGTAGTTGGTCACTGCCGTGGCCACGGTGAAGTCCGCGTACTGCATCGTGCCCTGTTTGAACAGGAAGAAGAATCCTGTGTTGTTTGAGCTGTCCCCAGCGCCGTCTGATCTGTAGGTGTAGGTCAGTCCTGTTCCTGGTATGGGATCTGACTCGTAGATGCTATCTGAATTGTTTATTGTGGAAGGCACTATCTCGAACTGCCTGCTGATACCACCCACCGACTTGACGTACTTGAACAGTGGCAGGTCGGTCTGATTGGAACTGAGTGTGTACACCTCCGTGTCTATGCCGCCTATGGATCCCGACTCCCTGGGATTGCCGAACAGTTGCCCTGTCTGGTTCGCCGCGTTCAGTATCGCGGTGAACTGTTCCCTGTAGTTTGAATTTGCGGAATCATTCCATATGATGGTCTGAGTGGCCAGGTTCGTTCCTGTGCTGTCTAACACGTCCTGTGTTGTGGATACGGAATCAATCTTTAAAAGTCCAGTGGCAGGTTTGTTACGCTTTGCGTTGTAGTTGATCAGCCTCGCCAACCTCAGCACTGAATTTCTCCTCTCCGCTGTCTCAAGGAAGTTCTCCCTGGCGTTGAGGTCAACCCTGAAACTCAGGGCCTGTGCTATGTAGGCTATGAGGTCTATGAGGGCTACGTACTCAGAGCTCTCTACGAAGTCGTTGAAATCGTCGGGGTAGTTCTCCCTTAAATAGGCCACCATGGTCCTTCTCAGCGTCTCGAAGTCGTATGATTTGAAGTCGGCCTGTTGGAATGCCTGGTAGATCTTCCTCCAATCTTCCGCGACTAGTAATCTATTTTGTCTGTCTGTAGTGGCCATACTGTTTGTACGGATATTTATGTGATAGATTATGTACGTATATTAAGATAGACGTAGCAGTGAGTTCTCGTCGAAACTGAACCTCAGTTTCTCAGTGATGTTGAGGGGCACGTAGGTTATAGTGGCCTGTATGGCTATGCCCTTATCCGCCTCTGTGACCGTGATGTCCTGTGTTGAGATCCTAGGATCAGCGTTGAGATTCTGTGTGATGTCCTCCACTATGGCGTCCTTGAGTGCCTCCGTGAATGGCTCGAATAGAGCATCGTATATTATGGTACCGAACTCGGGATTCTCCACACGCTCACCCTTCCTGACGGAAAGCCTGTTGATCAGGTCCTGCTTTGCCACCTCGAAGTCGTACAGTTTGAAGTTCTGGCGGTCCGCCCTTGAACTGAAACCCTTGAAGGTCACTGTCTTGTTGCTCAATCCGTTGTCTGATCCGTTGTCCCCGTACGCCATTAGTGTATCCTCCTGAACTCCACGTCGACCTTGCTGTAGTCAACCATGTAGTATCCCGTGTCGGTCATTGTGCTGGCCCATGGCACCTCCTGTGCCATAACACCCTGCCACGTGCCCGACGTGTGCTTGTATTTAAACTCGTAGATGTTGATTCCTGATGGTGACTTACCTATCAATTTTATGTCTTCCTTCAATCTCACGTCACTGAATCCACTAAAGAATGTTTTCACGGCCGTGAATGCGCCCGTCACACTTCCACCTAACGACGCGGGCAGTTTCATCGCACCGATCTTGGCGCCCAGGTTGGTGAACCTTCCCGGCGTGATGCCCTGTCGTCCCAGTTCCCGGGCCGTGCTTCCGCCCAGTCCCTGCAGGAATCCCTTGGCCTGGCTGGCCACAGCGTTTATCGCCGTTGTCTGTATGGTCGACGTGACCTGTCCAGCCACCACGTTCTTGAACACGTTGGTTGTGGCCTTGATGTCAGCGACGGAGGAGATGTTGGCGATGTTGATGTTGCCCGCGATGCCGGATATGTCTATGCCAGCTATGGAACTTGGTATAGACGATCTTTCGTATATTGGACTGCCATCTTTATCGTAGCCGAGTAATTTTTTCTTGGTTAGGTCGCCCACTGCTTTCTTCAGGTTTTCGTTGGCGGTGTTGGCTAGGGCCTTGCTCCCCACGTCTGTGGCGAATCCCTTGAAGTCACCTGAATACAACTGTGTCTTGTCACCCAGGGCGAACAGTTCTCCCGCCTGGTTCACGAACACGTTGTCCTTGAACAGTTCAGCCACTTCTGATCCTGTGACGGTGTCGATGACCTGGTCCGCCAGTTTCTTGGTCTGGTTGTTTAACACCTCCGACACAGAGTCCGCGACATCGAAACCTTTCAGCTTGTTGCTGATGCTGGCCGCGGTGTCCCATTTCACCTTGCTGGCATTGATGCCGAATAGTTCGTCGTATTCCTTGCCGAAATCCGCCGCGATCTTCCTGGCCTTGGCAGGGTCTGTTGATGTGCCCATTTGTTCGCGCAGGTGTCTCTCCAGTTGCGCCTGGAAAATGCCTTGCCTTATGGACTCGTTGGGAGACAGCATGAGTTGGTATTCTGTGTACTCCACCGTGCCTGGTGTGCTGGCCAACCTGAACCACGCCTTCTTGTTGTCCGCTCCTCCCGTAGGCATTGCGCCCTCTGAAGTGAATCCACGGAACCTAGGCATGGGCTCGTGTGTGACGAATCTGTGCACCGTGGTGGAGGTCTGTTTGGTGAACGGCCTCAGTGGCTCTATGCCCTTCTTGGCCAACTCCACGTCGCCCTCCTGTCTCTCGGTCATGCTCGCGGCGTCCGTGTCCAGCCACTTCGGTCCCCAAGTGTCGCTGGCACCCGTTGAGTTGAAGTGCACCTGTGCGCCAGCCAGGTGTATCTGTCCTCCGGCACCGTGCAACTGCTGTCCGTCCGTGTATGACGTCAGTCCGTCTCTGGCGTAGTCCCTGATGCTTCCTTTCTGTGAGCTGTTGAATATGCCCTTGTCTCCCAGGTTCAGCATGTAGGTGCCCGCTGACTTGACGATCTCGTTAGTGGCGCTCATCCTGATCTGGCCCGCGGCGTGCATGTTGATGTTGGCGTCCGAGTGCAGGTTGAAGTCACCCTGCGTCCTCATGTTGATTCCACCCACGCCCGAGTACACGTCTATCCTGCCCTCGCTGTTCATCTCTATCCAGGCGTTGCCCGATCCGTTGGCTATGTACACCACACCTTCCGTGTCGTGCATTAATAATTGGTGTCCTGAGGCGGTCCTCAATCTCGTAAGTTGGTTTGTTCCGTCCGCGGCACCGTCGTCCATGACGAAACTGTGTCCATGGTCCCTGTCAACGCTTACCGGCCTGTCATCCAACCCTATCTTTGGTTTCTTTGAATCTGGTTTGATCCGACCTGGTGTGCTGATTCCAAACACCGCGCTGGGTGATTCCCTACGCGCACTGCTGGTCGTGGTGCCCCTGATCTGATCCGCTACCAGTCCTTGCCTTAATAGTTGGTCCGCCAATCTGTCATTGATCGGGAACTTCTGTTGTTCCAGCGTCTCCGCTTCTATGGCCCTGTTCTTCTCACCAGTGGGCAAGATGTCCGTGCCGTATGTGTCCTGTTTGCTTTCACTGAAGTCTCCACCATTGCTCTGCTTTGCCGTGTCTCGGCTGGCCGCGTGTCCCGGTATCTGTTGGTTGGTGTTGGGTTCCTGCACACACCCCATCCAGAAAGCGTTGAACCTGTCCTGCTGTCCCTTGGCGAATATCACCATCACAGTGGTGTCCACGTCTGGTGGCACCGCCCACATGCCGTAACTGGTCTGGCTGGCGGTGTAGGTGTAGGGATCGGTCTTGCTCACGCTCTGGAACGATTTCACACCGTAGAACGGTGAGAGGTACTGGCACCATATGATCTGGTCAGGCTTGGGATCGTTGGTTCCCGTCAGTGCGGGTATGTTCACTCCCAGTCGTCCCATCTTGGTGGGGTCATTGGGGAACTTTACAGTGCCTATGTAGGGTCCAGGGTCCTTGTC